TATTGAGTCAGGGGCTGGCAGAATCGCGGCAATTCTGAACAACGAGGTATAACCTCGCCGCAGAATAGTCTGTGCGTTCCTAGCACAGCAACACATAGCGGATCTTTGTCTGAATTTCTATCTCAGAGCTTAGATGCGACAAGCTGCTGTTTTAATCGCTAAGGGAAGCTTTTTGGAGACATTCCAATGTATATTGGTCGTCTGAAAAGCCTTTGTTCTTTATGGACAAACCTAGCGATGAACCATCGCTATGGCCCTTTTATCATGCGTGAAGATATCAACACGTTTGAGAGGAGGGTAGCAGAAGAGGGTCTCACCTTCTTAACAGTCGTTTTACCAAAAGTTGGTAAATCACTTGATAGGTACCATTCTACATCAGAGTGGGTTCCGCCTCTTGGTTTTGCAACCAAAACGGAATACTATTGTCCGAAATACGGGGACCACGTCGATAATTTTATCGGCGTGTCAATCCCTTTGTTTCTCAATAGAGCCATCAAGGCTGCGTTAGAGGGTGACTCTGTCGCCGTAGATTGCGTAAGACAACTATCTTACGTTTTCTATAAACTGGAAGTTAGTTATAGTGAGGAACTTTGTGAGAAATTTCTCGAATCGTTCAAAAAGATCGATTCAGAGCTCTTTTCTTTGGAAACGTGCTCTGATGATAATATTATCAGGCACGTTAACAGCATGTCTCGCATTATCAGGAGGATTCTTTGCAATACGAACCCTTTTGAAATACGTCCATGTCACGGCAGCGGTGCAACCGCTTGCCGCACAAAGCCTTGGGATAAGTATCATACACTTAGGTATTTTCCTAAGCTTGACGCTTATTTCCCTTACCCTCATTTCTTCTTTTACAGCCTTACTCATTTTGTTGATGAGATGGCTGCATTGGAGAAATCGCCTATAGCTAATCCTCAGGCACGGATTTGTCTTGTGCCTAAGGATTCTCGAGGGCCTCGCGTTATCTCGTGTGAACCTGCCGAATTTATGTATATTCAGCAGGGTCTTATGAGGTTACTCTACGAGACTATCGAAACTCACCACTTATCTTCTGGTCAGATTAACTTTTCTGACCAGGAGGTAAACAAGTCTTTAGCTCTCGTGGGCTCCCTTACAGGAGCTCTCGCAACTATAGACTTATCCGAAGCTTCGGATAGAGTCTCTCTTTCATTAGTAGAGGCTCTGTTTTCCGATAATTGGGTAAATGCTCTCAAAGCTTGTCGCTCTGAGAGCACGATCCTTCCTAACGGAGAAGTGGTGGAACTCAAGAAGTTTGCCCCTATGGGCAGCTCTTGTTGTTTTCCAGTTGAAGCACTTGTCTTTTGGGCAAGTGCGCAGGCAACATTGCGTAGATTGGGCCGGACTGCCCCTGTCTACGTGTACGGTGATGACTTGATTTTCTCATCTGAATATTTCGATGAGATTACCAAGGACCTTACCTCTATTGGACTTGTTGTCAATAGAGATAAGAGTTACGTTAGAGGTCCATTTCGTGAGTCATGTGGTGGTGATTATCATAATGGTTATGATGTCACTCCTGTCAGGCTCAAGAAATTTCTAACATCAAATAGTACTGCTTTAGCTCATAATGCTGATTTTTGCAATAGTCTTATTGCAAAATTCGGATATGAGAGTGTCCATTCTATTGTTCGTTTGATTGAGCAAGAGAGTGGATATGCATATCCTCGGACCGAATTGCCGATTCCTTTGACAATTCGTTGTCCTAAAAGCGCTATGAACGACGTTCATTTCAAGCGGAGATTTAATAAATCTCTACAAAGATTTGAATATCGTATTCTCACCACGTCTAACCATATAAGGCAAAGACGACCCCCTAATTGGGGGGAACTCCTTAGAAAGGAGCTATCCCGTGAGAATTCTTCACAAAAACCATTTTCCATTCCTTCCCCCCTATCAAAAATAGGGTCAGTTATGGAACCTGGGCAGTACGTAGATCCCCACTCTACCCGTACGAAGTGGGAATACACCTGGATTGGTTAATCCAGTTGGGTAGATTTCGGGAATAAAATTCCTTATTTCTCTACCTGGGGGGGCATATCGTGGCG